TTACTTGAAGGGGAGCAGCATGCGGCCAGGACTGGACTGGCTGGGGTTCGTATGGGTAGACCTCTTGGTAACATAATATACAGAATGGGTCAGTAGGCCGCCGCTAACCGCCTGATTTTGGGCGGTTTTTGCGTTTGCGAGGCCCGGCATCGACAGCGCTACCAGCGCGACGACCGCAGCCGCCGCGCCCATTCGGTCCAGCATCAGCCGCCACAGGGCGCGTTCGGTCGCCGTGGTGGCGCGCTCGGCATGGATCATGGCGATCCAAGTCGGGCCATCGAGCTTCGCCAGGGCGCAAATCTGCGCAATTCGCTCATCAGAGATCGGTTTTTCGCCCGCACGGGCCTTCGACAGCAGCTGCCTCTGAATTCCCAGTCGCGCCGCCAAAGCGTTGTCAGACGGGATTCCCGTGCGTTCGCGGGCGGCATCTAGCAGTTCACCTACGGCGGTCATGGTGTCCTCTTGGTTGACAACGTGTGGTCCTTTTAGATTACATGCTCCGCGTGGTCCAGATGGACCACACCCGCCACCGGCACCCCAAGGCCGCTGGCGGGTTCTCTTGGGGCTTGGGGTAGGGGAACAGGGATGATCGATCCGCTCATTACCTTCGTGCTGCTGGCGGCCATCGTGGCCGTGTCCATCGGCGGCGCAAAGCTCGTTTCGTGGCTGCTCGACCGGCGTGACTACACCGCCTCGCAGCAGTCCCGCGAAGCCATCTTCGTAGCCCAGGCACGCGCCGAGCTGGCAGCAACCGGCTGGACCCCTGATCACGAAACCCTCTATCAGGCCGAAATCGCAGCCACCAAGCGCGGCGATTTGCTGGGCGCCGCTCGCTACGCCGAAGAGCAGGAGCGCGCCGCATGAGCAGGTATCCCTCATTCGCCGAGCTCGCCGAGTTCGACATGGGCCTCACAGCATGCGTTGTCTTTCTCGCGCTCGTTCTCGGCGGAGCCATCGTCTCCATCGTCATCGAGCAGGCATGGCTGGCGCTTCGTCGCCTATGGAAGCTGCGGAAGGATCGCTCCAATGGCCGCTGATATTGCTGAGTTCCTCCGCGATCCGCTCGTTGTCGCGACTGCCGGCGGCGTGCTGGTGACGGTCGTGTATTGGACCGTTGTGTTCGCGCTGCGCAAGAAGGGGCCGGGCAATGGTCGGTGATCGCGCGGTGCTGGCCGGGGCAGGACTCCCCTCGTCTAACAGGGGAGTCAGTGAATTCAGGAACGCCGATGGAACCCTGACGGTCGGCATCGACTGGTTTTCCGCCTCGGTCGACATGTTCGCGGTCCTCAACGAACTAGCCTTCCGCGACGGCGACTCGTTTGAAGAGGTCCGCAACTGGATCGACTACAGCGCCGATAACGCCCGTGTCGTGGCGCTGCAGATGTTCTGCTGGTTCTTCGCTGGGCTGGGCCTTGAACTGGATGAAGTAGCCGGGGGAGGGCGCTTCTACCTGTGGCGCGTCAAGATCATCAATGCCGAAAAGAAGTTCGTCGGCATGATCGAGTTGGGTGGCGACAACTGCCGTCGCGCCGATGGCACGTATACGGCCCGCATCGAGCTAACTGGCGAAGGGTGCAAATCGATAGCCGCAGCGCGCTGCGGCCATGCGCAGCGGTGGCTGGAGCTTCGAGCGAAGCTCGAAAGCTGCGGCGGAAGGATCACCCGTCTAGACGTATGCGCCGACGACCTGATGGGCAAGTACCCCTTGCGCCTGGCACAGAAGTGGTACGACGAAGGCGAGTTCGACAATCGTGGTCAGCGTCCCAAAGCGCAGCTGGTGGACGACTACGACAGTGGGGACGGCAAGACCCTGTATGTCGGCGGCAAGAAGTCGGAAAAGCAGTTGCGCGTCTATGAAAAGGGTCGGGAGCTGGGAGACAAGTCCTCACCGTGGGTGCGCTATGAAGCACAGTTCCGCGCGTCCAACCGCAAGGAATTGCCGCTCGATCTGCTCCGCGATCCTGCCGCGTACTTGTTGGGGGCGTATCCCGTGCTGCGCTTCCTGCGCTGCATTTCTTCCCGAATTGACGTCACCAAAGCGGCGGCGGTTGCGACGTTCAAGAGCGCATGTCGTCACTTCAAGCGCCAATACGGCGGCTTCGTCAATTTCGTGTTCCGCACCTGCCCAGATGAAGAAGTGGCAGTGGCGGTCTTCAAATCCTGCACTTCGCCAAAGCTGCCGAAGTGGGCAACAGGAGACGTAGCAGCGAACTGGGCCACAAGCGTGGTCATACAACCAACCTGAAAGGGGTAACAGCACATGAGCATCAAGGTCACCGTCCTCAAGAACGAAATCGACGAACGCGGCGGCAGCTTCAAGAACGACGCTGGTGACAACGTCGAGTACACCACCCGCAAGCAGAAGGCCAAGCTCGAAACCGGTGGCTTTGCCTATCCCTTCGACGTGCGCCTGGACAAGGGCCAGCCGGGCTACCCCGAGGGCGAGTACGAGCTCGATGTTGAATCCATGTTGCAGGTCAACAAGGGCGTCGCCTCGCTGAGCAAGTTCACCGTCCTGCGCATGGTGCCCAAGGCTGCACCGCGCGCAACCGCGCAGGCCTAAGTCATGGCCGTGTGCGTGTCTCTGACGGCTGAGGGGACGCTCGTACCCACCGGGGAGCCTGCATCGCAGTGTGGTGGGTATGTGCTTGTGTCAGCAGCAGAGCACGCACAGGCCTCAATTCTCATCGATCTATTCCAGTGGCCCGAACCTGAGGTGGCCACTGGCTGGTTCTCGGGGGTGTTCACGCTAGTTCTTGCACTGAACGTGCTCGGCTACATCGTGGGCGCCGTCGTGAAGTCGGTCAGTACAGAGCGGGATTGACCACCCCATTCAACGCGCACAACGCGCATAACCAAGGAGCAGTGCAATGGACTTCGGCGACATTCTGACCGGCCTCGCAGCCGCCAGCGCAGTCAGCGCAATCATCAGCGCAGGTGCCATCAAGGCGTCCCCGGGCTTCGCCCGCTGGGCGACCAACAAGGTCGCGACCTTCTTCCGCTGATCGCGGTCGAATCGTGACGGGGAGGGGCTGGGAAACCGGCCCCGATTCCTATGCAGACACAACCCGATGACCTCAACACCGATGAATGCCAGGACGACTGGTGCCCTGAGTGTGGCGGTGATGACGTGATCGTGTTGGACGACGGCAGCCTGTGGTGTACGGAGTGCCGCACCGCCATCGACTATTAGGGGTGAGTGATGGATTTCAGTGGGGTGTTTCTCGGGCTGTCCGTCGCTCAGGCCGTCGCCGCAATCGTGGCGGCTGGGACACTGATGGCACTGCCGTGGTTTGGCCGGTGGTGTGTTGACAAGGTCGCGGGCTTCTTTGAAGACCGTGAGGACCAAGACGCCGACGAACATGCCGACGATGAGGCAGGCGAGGTAGAGGAGGCCGTGTGTGGTGACACCGGCCACGACTATGACGGCGGGGAATGCGTCTACTGCGGCGCGCCAGAGAGGGAGGATTGACGATGCTTGTGTGCATGGTGTTCGCATTCATTGGTGGCTTGGCCGGCCACGCTGTCGCCCTGGCATTCAATGAGGCCAGTCAGTGATCCGATACCTCCTCACGCCCGTCTTTATCGCTTTGGTGAGCTTATGCCCGGCCTTCTCTGTCGCGGCGCAGACCACGGGATGCTCATCCAGCCCCGATGTTAAGTACGCGGACTGTGGTGATCAGGGTGCCGCCTATTCGGCAGCATGGGCCGCAGCAACGGAAACCGCCGCGCGCGAGAACGCATCGCCTGGACTCCGATGGACACCTCATGTGCAGCTGGACGGTGCTTCGGTTTACATGGGGTTTGTTCGGCCATCCAAGGATACTAGTGGTGTGTATGCGTCGGTCAGGCGCGGCTTTAAGACCATGTGCAGTGCACGCCCAGAGGAAACGGGCTGGAAGGGCGAAAAGTCAGGAATCGGCGCCGTCTGCCATAACGGGTGCAAGTACACCGACAGTATCTACGCCGGATCACCCACCGGGCACCTCTATACGCCCTCCGGTGACACATGCAAAGCCAGCGAACTTGCGCCGCCTGAGATAGCCGATCCCGGCGAGGGCGGGGGCGACGGCGGCGGAACCGGTCCCGGTGACGGCGGTGGCGATGGTGGTGGTGACGGCGGCGGAGATGGCGGCGGTGGCACCGGCCCAGGTGGTGGTGATGGCGGTGGCGGAACTGGCCCGGGCGATGGCGACGGTGACTGCAAAGACCCTGCAGGCTGCGAAGGACCTGGCCCCGGTCCCGGCCCGGGCCCCGGACCCGGTGATGGTGGCGAAGGAGGCGAGGGCGGCGGGGCGGGGCCGACGACAGGGCGCCTCTACAAGAAGTCCGGCAAGACGGTGCAGAAGGTGTTGGCCGAGTTCAAGACCGCCATTGAGGGCGCGCCGATCCTGTCCAAGGTCAAGGGGTTCTTCGGAAATTGCACCGGCGCAGGCGGCTCCTGTCCCACAGCAACATGGGATGGCGGTCAGTACGTCGGCAAGTTCGATCTGAGCAGCTTGTGCAGCGGGCCATTGCTGCAGCTTTTCCAGTACGCCGGATTTGTCTTCCTTGCGGGCATGGGCGTTGTTGCCCTGAGGTGGGCACTGCTATGAATCGGAAACATCTGATCGTGTTGGCTGCAGCGCTTCTTGTGTTGGCGCTGTCGGCATCATGGGCGTATGCCGAAGGCGTGAGCCCGATTACTGCGATCACCGCATGGGCCAAGGAGCAGATCACGTCGCTGTGGGCGGACTTCTCCGATTTCATGACGGACCTGCAAACGGACTTCATCGAGCTCGTGTTGTCGTTCGTGAAGGCGATTGTGTACCTGATCCCGGCACCGGACTTCCTTACGCAAATCAGCTTCTGCGCGATGCTCAATGCGGCCGGCCCATGGACCGCCTTCATAGTCGGGCAGCTGCGTGTCGGAGAGGCAATCGCGCTGTTGACCGCAGCCCTTATTTTCCGCCTTGTGCGGGTGTTCCTGACCGTATTCCAGTGGACGTAACGAAATGATCTTCGGCCATGAAGGGTTGCCGCGCAGCGGCAAGAGCTACGAGGCAGTGCTCCACCACATCCTGCCCGCGCTGCGCGCTAAGCGGCACGTGTACGTGCGCCTTAACGGCGTAGGTGAGAGGCTGGACAAGATTGCGGCTCACCTCGGGATGCCTGAGGAAGAAGTGCGTGATCTTGTCCACGTGATGGGCGACAAGGAGGTGGTTGACTGGTGTGTATGCGACACGGACAACGACGGCGCTATCTCGTTCCCGCACATCGAGAAGCATGCTCTAGTCGTGATCGATGAGGCGCATGAGTACTGGCCCACGAACAGGGCCAATTTGCCGGAGCGCACGGCCAACTTCTTCGCGAAGCACGGCCACATTAGCCTGGACATGGTGATCATTTCGCAGGACTGCAAAGACCTGCACCGGCTGATCATTCGCCGCATGGCGAAGAAGAACACGTATACCAAGCTCGATGCGCTGGGCTCCGATCAGCGCTATTCGGTGAGGTTCTACGCCGCCACCGGCACCGGCAAGTACGAGACGGTAGGCACCGAGGTTCGCAAGTACGATCCGGCCATCTGGGAGCTTTACCACGGCGTGCAGCCGGGCATTGAGTCAAACGAGGTCTACAAGGGCAACACCCGCACCTTGTGGAAGACACTGCGGGGGCCCTCAATCGTGATGGGGCTTGCACTCGTTATCGGCGTTGTCATGTTCCTGCGATTCTTCTTCGCTGGTGGCTCAACCGGCGAGGAAAGCAAGCTGAAAGAGGTTGTGAAGTCGCAGAAAGCCGCGATTCCGGCAATCGCGCAAGCGCCCGGCGCACAGCCGGCCACCGTGGTCACGAAGGTGGTGGACACCCCGAAGTCCAAGGAGAAAATGCCCGCAGGCGTGCAGTACATCCTCGACATGGCGGCCAATGCCAGGGCGCGGCACGCAGGTTGGTACGGGCACCGGGATATCGTGGAGTTCCGAGCATCGGGGGGAGGGCAGGTGCTCGACAGATTCACTACGGAGCAGCTGTGGGCGCTGGGCTGGTCCGTAAAACGGACAGAGTTTGGTGTGCTGCTGTCAGCGAAAGGCCATGAGATCATCGCGACCACTTGGCCCGTGGATCCGTTCGGCGAACAGTCCGATTCAACTACCGAGCGCATAAGGGCTGCGGCGGGGTCGCCTGTGACGAGCGCGAGCGAGACACAGCCGACCACCGCCGCGGCGAACGGGAGCACCCTGATTGCAGTTGGCAAGCGCCCGCTGGGCACGTTCCCCGAAACGCCGCCGTATCAGGCCAGCTTCTGATTTGTGTGACTGATCACGGGCAGCGGTCGTTCGGAGAAAGCACCCAGCCACCATCAGCGGCCATCTGCCTGTACGGCTTTCCTGCGAAGCACTGGACGTTCATCGTCGGCTGGTCGCCGCATCGCGAGCCCGGTAGATTTTCCCAGCCGCCTTCGATGCGACGGAACAGCATGCCGTCGATGCATCGCATATCACGGCCCAGCTGCTCGGGACGTGCGCGGGAAGGCGTCACAACCGGTGCTGCTACGACCTCACGCTGCTGCATGGCTTGTGTAGGGGCCGCTGTTTCGACAGCATCAGCGGTGCGTCGCAGCCCCTCAAAACGCTCATTCCATGCACTGTTGGTGCGTCCAAGCGTCAGTACACCGATGGTGGCAAGGCTTATCACCGTCAGAAACCCTGTGACCAGCCACGGGAAGTACCAGCGGCGCCGCTCGATAGGCGGCAGGTATTCCGGTCGTTCGCGTTCCATACGTCCCCCAAGGCGTCTTGAGCGCATTGTAGCCGGGGTGTAGGGGCAGCGCCCCTACGGAAGCGCCTCACACGCGCTGGCGAGGCCTCGGCCCCGGTACTGGCAGGACACCCGCCACAGGATCGGCGTCAGGACCAGCCATCACCCCCGAAGACCGCTTTGCGCGACGATGGGCGACCTCGGCCAGGTCAACGATACCGGCACGCCCGAACGGCCGTTTCTGGCCGCCTCGGGCAATCTCCATCATCCGACGCCATTCCTGCGCCTGTGCTGCCAGCAGAGAGAGCCAAGCCAGATCCTGCGGTTCCAGCTCACGGCCTTCGGGTGTGACCAGTCGACCGGCCTTAAACGAAAAACCGGCCCAAGGGCCGGTTAG